AGGGCAAGGGCATCGGCCTTATCTGGTGATCTGCCAATCTGCTGCTTGATGATGGCCTTCTCTACCACGCGCAGCTTGTCGCCCTGGAATGCGTAGGTCAGTGAGCACAACTCTTCTTTGAGCTCCCTATCGTCAGGGATAGCGCCGCCTGCCTTGATCCACTCGGCCATCTCGAACAGGATCTCTGATCGCTTGTTGAAGTACCGGTAGTTGCACGCCTTGCCAGAGAACATCACGCCAATGACGTTATGGCCCAGTGATCGCATGGCATCAATGACGCCGGCACCATAGCCGCCAGTCTCATCCACAAAGAACGCATCGGCATTGAACTTGGCCTGATCGGCAATGAACTCCCGCGCCACCAGCATGGTGTCCGGTATGCGCATGGATCTCGGTGGGTATGCCTGCCTGCCCTGCCTGCAGATAACAATGGACGCATCATCGCCCTGCCTTGCCACATCGCCGCCCAGGACAACAGGCGCTGCCTGCAGTTCGTGTGGTTTGTAGTAACGCTTTGCGGCCGCTTCCACTTCCTCAATACCAAGCAGGGCATTGAATCCGGTTGCCGGGAACTTGCCGAGGATCGTTGCCATGACCCATGGGTTATCAATCCCGTAGGTATCGATCATCTCCTGGGCGTGCTCGATGCTTACCCGAGGCGTGCGCTTAGGGTCATTAGGATCTGACGTTATCGTGATGATCATCCATGTGTCAGCAGCCTTTGTGCATGACTCATACAGCAGGCCGCTGGTGCTGGTAGGGTTGCCGGCCTGAATGATTGCCGCATCGGTAGGCGATCCAGTGAATATCTGCGTAGCCGCACGGCCAACAGCCACCGGCATATCGCCAGACTCGTCCAGCAGAACAAACGGGAATTGACTGTGCAGACCGGACAGCGCGCGGCCTATCGCCTCGGCATCAGCATCCTTGGCAAAGGATCGCGCTGACAGGAACCACGTCTCCGGGTGTTCATTGGCATAGATCTTGGTCTTGGTCCATGTGAATGCGGCAGACAGGAACGGGCTGCGTGACTGCCACTTGCTCAGTTCTGCCCATAGGTTATCAGCCAGGTTGTCGCTGGTGATTGATAGTGCAGCCCCTTTAGGATGCTCACCTTTGGCAGCAAAGCACGCCAGCCTATGCCAGCCCATCCATGCCAGAACAGCAGACTTGCCGGGGCCGGTGCAGGCCTTCATGCACAGCTTGCGCTTCGGGTTGGTATCGCCACCCAGCGCCGTCATGGCTTCAATCTGCCACTGGTCAGGTGTTACCCCGAAGTTGTCAACGACGAACCTTACAGGGTCACGCCGCCACAGCCGGATCTTCTCGATGGCTTTAGCCTGGCTCATCACCGGCGCCAGCAATTAACGATTCAATTCCGATGTTGCCTGTATGGTTCAGATCCAGCTTGTCGCCGTATTTCTTGGGCTTCAGCTTGCCCATTAGCCACTTGCGGGTTTCAGTCCGCAGCCGCTTGTGCTGCACGCTGGCACTGTCCAATGAGCCAGTAATCGGGTTGGTCAATGGCATCTCATCGGCTATGTCCATCATCTCATCAGCCATGTACTCGGCTTGATCTTCCTTAACGCGCGCGTACTTCTCACATAATGCCGGATCTTCGTCGATCCACCGCCTTATCGTCATGTACTCAGGAAGCGGCCATCCGTCATGCCCTTCTTTGAGCAGGGTCACCATGCTCTTGGAGCTGGAAGCTATGCGGTTGAACAGAATGTCGATGCACTTCTGCTTGTCCCATGATTTGCCATCCAGCATCAGCGGGTGCTTTGGTTTTATGGCTGCCTTCAATCGATCAACGGTTCCAGCAGGCAGTCGCCTCTCAGCTGTTTTATATTTCTTTGGCTTGTCGGGCTTTGTGGCTGTTGCTGCGACCTTCTTCTTTGTGGCAGGTTTTTTTGGTGCTGTCATAAAGCATCCTCAAATATGCTCAGTGTTTCCGAGTAAACGGAAACATGGTGGAACTCTGTGGTTATCTTGCAGATAGTGGCCTGCGGCTTACCGGTTATCCTGGCAATGCACCTCACCCCCAGCCCCAGCTTTCTAGCAATACGTATGCTCACAATGTCATCTGCCGTCAGGCTGGTCTTGTATGGCTTTGCAGTCAGTTGCATGGCTTTCACCTTTCACCTTGCGCCGATCGGTGGCACAGCCTATACAGACGTTGCCTCTTGATATGACAGCCCTGCCCCCGCAGGACTGGCATGTAACCGTTTCTGCCTTTACCAGCTTACCGAGGCATGTGCCGCATAGCGGGACGATTGCCCTAGGCGCCGGGAACAGCGTCCTGTCGTGGTCATCACCGCAGGCAGCGCACTGCATCAGCTTTCAAGATACGAAATGATTGTGTCCATGGCAGAGGTCCAGCCGTAGCAGATCACTGCCGCGTAGCCCTGCCCGCCCATCTTGTCCAGCCAGGCTATCTGGGCTTCTGACGGTTTGCCTGCTGGTGACTCTGGTGACTTTGGTGTTTTCAGCTCTATCCAGAGGCCATGCATGGTGGATCTTGGTACCGGCAGGAATATGTCGCTCACCCCGGCTTTGACTCCCTGAGCCTTGAGCTGCCCGGCAACCCGCTTGTTCCGCAGGCCGCCATTCGGGATGGCAAACAGATACTCACCCACCACGATTCCACCATGGCAGGCTCTGCTGGCCCATGTGAACAGGGCCATCTGGTGCATTCCCTCAATGTCTCTCACGAAGATGAGGCCATGAACAGCTCTGCTGCCGACTTCTTTTTCTTCTTGGCATCAGCCTGGTTCTTTGCCAGCTGCTCATCAGCCGCCTTCTTGGTGGCTTCAACGTCTGCCGCGCTGGTTGCTGCCGATGCCGCCTTTGCCGCGTCTTCTGCTTCCTGCTCTTCCTTGGTTTTCTTCTTGCCGGAATATGCAGCCATCTTGCTGGATGTTGATGCACCGCCGACACTCGACAGGCTTGCCGATCCTTTGGATTGTTGCCCTGCTGATAAATTATTGTTTCCCACGGTTACGCCCTCTGTTGTGTTAGTTGGTTAATACTTCTCTGCCTGATCCCATTCCTAATTCTGTAAAACTGCGAGAATGAAATCCCTGTTTCTTTCTGTGCGTCGATCAATGTAAGACTGCCGCTTTTAATTCGATCCGCTAAATCATCGCTGTATTTAGACATTGGATGGTCTGACCCGCCCCTGTATGTCCCATGCTTAACCCTGTCCTGATTGTTTTTGTACTGTGAATCCCACCTAAGATTTTCAGGCCTGTTATCTCTCGGGTTGCCATTGCTGTGACAGCAAACATAACCGGCAGGCCTATTCCCAATAAACGCCAGCAATACAGCGTGATGCCCGAATATCTTTACCTTCTCGCCCGCATACCCAAAGTGATAGCGCTCATAACCTCTGTTTAAGCATGGCTTCAGAATCTTTTCAGGGTATGTCTGCATCATTGCGCCTCCGTACCTTGTGCGCTTTATGATTGTCCGCTCTTTTGATTTAATGCGACCAAAGCTAGACGCCATTAGATAGTCTTCGTATCCAGGAACATCACGCCATATTTCACCGGCAGGCTCTACTGCGCTGACGTTTGAGCCCTTCATGCTGCCCACCGTTTGTGAAGTAGATCTTTCGTTACAGGCTCCACAAGCGCCACGATCTTGCCCGACTCCCATGCTGCCGCTATTTCCTTTCTGCGTTTATCACGATGGTATCTGGCGTTGTTGCTGGCATAGGTGCATGGCTTGCAGGCATCGCCGCGCTTGACCATTTCCGCTGATCCGCACTTAGGGCAACGGGTGCATCCCACCCACCGCTTGTGCAGAAGGGTCATGATTGCCGCCTCAAGTTGTTTGGCCTTGCGCTTTTCCGCTCTTAGCATCCGATCCCGAAGCCTGACCCGCTCGTTCTTGCACGGCCTGCACTGCTGGCTTACGGTTCTGTCGGTTGAACCGCAGTTTGGGCAAATCTTCATGCAACCTGCCTCCGTGCCAGTTCTTCGTATTCGCCATGTACCGGCAGCAAACACCCGATGCTTACCGCGTACCGGTCCACCTTCCCCATGAAATCGTGCATCTCGCCCTTGGTGTAATCAGCCAGGCTTTTCAGGTAGACCGTTTCCTTGCCGGTCATCCAGTTTGGTTTCGTCAGCCTGATGCCGAATTGGCGCTTCAGCTCGGTTTTAATATCTTCCTTGCTGAAGTCGTGACCGGGTTGCTTCCGGTTGACGTGATCGGCCATTGCCTGAAACCAGACATGTACCAGGCTGATCTG